GTTGAATTAGTTACAACGCTAAAATCTCCCAAAGAAGATGCACCGATTCCACCTTCAAGATTTCTTAAAGTGAATGTGCCAGTATTTGTTAAATATAAATAAGCACCATTGGTATTACCAGTGCCACTTGCTATATTATGGAATCCAATAGATGCAGCTTGTGAATCTCCGTAAATATCAATCCCTTTTGAACCAATTCCACTCGGACTTGCAATCGGACTTAAAATATTAATACCAAGATTGCCACCTTCAGTTAAGCTAATATATCCGCTTTGGTTTAATAAAGTCAAGTTTCTTGCAGCAGCAGTACCTAACTTTTGTGTTTCAAATGTATTCCCATAAGTCGTATTGATACCAAAACCAATTCCGTTATAGTTAGCGTCTGCGTTTTTAAGTAATAATGAATACCCACTATCAATAGAAGCGTTTGCTCCAATAGTAGCATTAGGCACAGTTGTATTTACACCAAATCTATTTGTTGATGAATCATACATAAATCCATTTTCATTGCCTAAAGTGTAAGTTCCAGTATAATAAGGGATATTACCAGCCGTTCCACCACCGCTTAAAGGAGTATATCCTAAAGCTGTTGGGATTGACTTAGCTTCCCATAAAGAGTTTGAGCTATTATAAAATAAACCATCGTTATTAGATGGTGTTTGAGCAGATACATTGTGTAACTCATCTAATTCATATCCGTTTTGAATTTTAACCTCAACAACTCCTTGCGTCGGATGGCTTCTTACCACAATACCTACATAAACCAAGTGAGCAGGTGCGTATTGCTTTGTTGAAGTCCAAGCACCAGCCGTTGTAGAACTTAAATACAATTGAGTTCCTTCAGTGTATGCTTGAGTATCTATGTCTTGCAATCTACCAGCTACAACAACATAACCATTATTCATATTAGTTATGTCCGCTTGTACAACTCCATAAGTTTGAGCCGAAGTTGCATCGCTTGTAGCCAATGCCTTAGTAATACTTGGTAAGTTACCTTGACCTCCGTTAATATAAACAACAGTTCCCTTTGTTAAGGTAGCACCACTTTTATTGTAAACTTCAGTTACTAAGTTTTGTGCTTGAGAAATAATAGAAGGAAAAGTAGCTAATGTACCATCTCCTTTAACATATTGAGCACCTGTACCAGCAAAACCTATATTGATAGTTCCTGATGTCGTAATTGGTGATCCAGTGATTGTTAAGGCATCTCCACTCTCTGTAACAGCAACTGAAGTAACGCTACCACTTGAGCCACTTGCTCTTTGCCATATAGTTCCACTATATAATACTTGGTCACCTACATAAAAGGTAATAGGACCAGCACCGAAGTTAACTGTTCCTGCCACATTACAAACATAAACATCACCAGCATTACCAGTTCCGTTAGCTAAAGTAGGAGTGTTAGTAGAAGCATCCCAAGTACCCTTGTACTCCATTACAGAGTTAGGTAACTGAGACACTAAAATCTTACCACTGCCATCTAATTGTGGAATACCATCTGGAACATTTATGCCTAAAGAAGAAACTACACCACTTGTACCTGTTAACACACCTTCTAAGTTCCTTACTTTGGCACCGCCAGTTATTTGTATTTGATTCGACATCCTATATTAAGTTAATTATTTAAATAATCCACGAACAAACTCATCAGCTTCAAGTGGTCTTGCTGTTGCAAAGGTAAGAACTCCTGTAGAAGAGTTAAAGGTCACATTCTCTCCTGTAGGCGTTCCACTTGATGCAATTGCTCTAACCTCAATACCACCTCTAGTTACAGTTACGCAACTAAGACCGATAGCACCAACCCATGTGATTGAAGTCTCTCCACCTGTAGCTGTATAGTCGAACATAACCACATTTGATCCTACTACCACTACACCACCTGGATCAACCTGAGTTCCACTAATTGTAAAAGATCCTGTGCCTTGTAAAGACACACTATAAGTAGACGCACTTTCTACTGGTCCACTAAGACTTAAAGAAGTCAAATTAGCTGAACCATTAAATACCGTATATCCTAAATCACCACTTCCATCACCATTATCGTTGTTTATTTGAAACTTAATTAGGATAGATTCTTTACTTAATAAAAGATTAGATAAAAATAGATAAGAATAATCACTTAAAGCAATAAATCCATCGCAACTAATATTCCATGACGTTTGAGCACTAGTATATTGTTTAAATCCATTAGAATCTCCATTTGTTATTTCTAATTGATCTATAGATGCGTCAAATGTGCAATTTGTTGATGATCCAAATGGTATCCCTTCCATTGTTATTGGATCGTAGTAATATAATACTATGTTTGTTCCATTTATTACAGATGCCATATATTATGAATTATAATTTAAATATTTAATTGGTGATATAGTAGGATTTGTAGTTATTAGGTCTATAGAATATAAATTCGCATTCATTGTTGCTTGTTTTAAACTCCAACTATAATCCATGCAAATATATTTTTTTGTACCAATGCCTATCATATTGTAAGAAAACCAATTATTGAAAGGTGGTGTCGTAGTTAAAAAATCACCATCTATTACAACAAAATTCTGCATTACATTTTTAGCCATATTATTTAACACCCATATATAAAGATAGTTAGGTGAAACAGAGTTATCGTAATACCAATTATCATTCAATACATTATAATACTGGTCAGACATGTAACCTATAAAAGCAGTTGTATTATCAATCAAGTCTTGCTCATTATTAATATAGTCATGAGGTAAGACAAGATAGTCGTAATTGTAGAATGTATTTTCATATTCCATCCCAACTGATGTAAATGTTGTATTTGAATTACCTTTTTCTACTATAGAAATTACATTGTTTTTACCTGCTGGATCATCGCCACTATCAGCTCCACCATATACTTGAATCTTCATAAACTCAAAATATGTTATATCTGCAGGGTTTGTAGGTTGAAATATTCTTACATAAATCTTTCCTGGAGTTGGTATTCTAACTACTTTATCTATACCTGATAACGCAGCTGTAGATTCATTAAATTTATTAGGAGCAGATTCAAATACAGTATCCCCTGATAAATCTATTTGTAAATGATATGTTAATCCTGAATCAGCAGCTAATATAATATCAATTTCAGTATCATAACCAGCTAACAATGTGTTTTGTGACCAATCTATAGCAAGGTTATCTCCAGCTTTAACTGTAGTTTGATTAGAAACTAAATAAGCCGTACTACTTGTAGCCCCATTTATCTGTAAGGCATATCTACCTGTGCCTAAAGTATATCTTTCATAGTCAACAAGACTTCCTGGATTAACCCAGCTATATATTGTTGTAGAATCAATCCAAGCTTGAAACTCGTCATTTTTGATAGCGTTTCTTACAAACTTTTTAAGGTTAGTATTAAATTGAATATAGTTCTTTGGCAATCCTAGTCTGTTTATTTGGCTTTGTCCTAATTGTCTAAAGTCGGTACCATTTACAGTAATTGTGTTAAATGTAGTAGTTCCTGAGCTTAAATAATTGCCATTTACATCATAGTTTACAACTCTTGGTGCGGTTGTCCCATTGGTCATCTCTTTATAGTCCATGATAAACCACTTGCCTTTAGCTTGATAACAAACTAATCCAAACCTTATTAGTATAAATTCTAATATTTCATAATAATTATAATAAGTTCCTGCGTCTTTAACTAAGCCATTTTTATAAACATATATTTCTTCTAGTTGTCTTTTTGATCCTGTATGAGCAATGTCCTCGTTTTCAAAAAAGAACGATACAGAAAAATTAAATCCTAAATTTGACTTTTCTAGCGATTTTGTAATTAATTCATGAAGAGATACTCTATCATTTGCTCCAAAGCCTAAAAATTGACCAGTTAGTCCTAAATAGTATGGACTATTTTTCATAAAATGAGTCCCATCTGAAAAAACCATTTTAAATTCATAAGGTCCAACATCTGGTATGGATACTTCTGTAATCGGCAAATAAAATCCTTTATAAACTATATCTCCCCATGTATAAGTTGATGATACATATACCCCACCTGAATAAGTATCAGTTCTAGTTCCAGCTTGAACTAATAAATAATAATCAGTACCTGTACAAGTCATAAATTGACCTAAGTCAAAAGACTGGTCAATAATCATAGTAAAAGTAGCCTTAGTTCCAATAATAGGTTTATAACCTATTTCACTGTTTCTAGATGTTTCAATTTTAACTGGATCGCTATTACCTATAACATCTGTTACAGATCCTGTAAAACCATCTTGATAAATAGATGCTTTAAAAATAGCAGATGTTGAAGATGTATTATTATTTTTTGTTTTAGAAATAATAGTATCAAAAATTAATTTATATTTTTCTCCGTATGCCATTAGAATGTTACATTATTATTTGAAGTTGCTCTAGCATTAGCCAAAGCTATATCATTACCTGATATTTTACCAGATACATTTACATTTATACCTTGATTAGGATTAATGCTATTAGACACACTTGCAGCAGTTCCTGTAGCTGTTGCACCAGCTGTTGATCCAAATAAATTTGATCCTAATCCCATTCCTTGACCTATTAAATTTCCAAATGTAGCTAATGCTTTTCCTGGTTGTATCAAACCTGGTATTAAAGACATTATTGCTACTGCGATTGCTGCAGCTATAGCTACTTTTGCAAGTTTTTTTATAATGTCAGAAAATGCTCTACTAAGAACATCACCTAATGAAGCACTTTTTTCTAAAAGCATATCTAATGATGGACCAAGTGCACTCATAATACCAATACCTATTTTAAGCACATTTTTCATTGCTTCATCGGTAATAGCCTTATTATTGTCTACCCATTTTTTATATACATCAGAAAATATATCACCAACATCACCAGCATACATTCCAAATGTTTCATAGAAATAAATTAAATCTTGCATCTGTTGTTCAAGGATAGCTTTTTGAGCTTCTCTATCACCTGCAGCTAATTGTAATTTATTTGCATAATATCCCTTAAAATCTGAAATGCTTTGATTGTACCCATCTATTTCTTTCTTTCTTTTTTCAGCTGCAGCATCATCTAAAGCTTTTTGTGAATCTTTTAAGAATTTTGATTCCCATTGCTGTAAATATAATGTAGCTTTCTTTTGTCTCTCTAGTTCTTTATCAATTTCTTTTTGAGTAGTATCTTTTTTAGGTTTAGGTGGCTTTTTATCACTTAATACTGCAGCATCATTATTTAATATTTGCTCTTCTGTATTTGCTTTTAATGCTTCATTATATAATTTCAAAGCATTAATTACAGTAGATATTTTACTTCCTTGTTCTCCAAAAGCATCAGTAGCTAACATAGAAGATGCAGCAAATCCATCCATACCGCCCTTAACTAAAGCTAAGACAGTTTTCATAAATCCAAGATTTTTAACTACTTCCTCTCCTTTTTGACTTTGTAATTCAAGTAGTTTTGCTTCTTCTTTAGCAATCAATTCAGCAAATGCTTGTGCTTTTGCTTTTCTTATTAAAGCTGCAGATATTTTATTTAATATTTCTATTAATTTAGTACCATCATTAATATCTGTTTTTTGAAGTTCTAAGTTACCTTCGTATTGAGATTTTAATTGAGTTAATGCCGTCTCTCTTTCTTTTGTAGACTTATTTAAATTATTAATGATTGATAATAATGCTTGATCTGATGCTATTTGTGCCTTAGCTTCGCCAACATTATTAGCAATGCTTTTATTCATTGCTATAGTAGCCCTATCTAAATCATTTATTCCATAAATAAGTTGAACAATCTCTTTTTCGTATGCTGTTGTAATAGCAATTATTGCTGAAAAAGCAACATATATTGCACCAGTTGCACCTGCTATCCCACCAACTAATGCTGGTAAGTTATTCTGAATAGCCCTAAATCCATAAGGTAAATCTTGTAAAACTAAAGCAAAATTAGTCCATTGCTGATTTGACTTTTTTATTGCATCTCCAGCACTCTTTATTTTACCTTGAGTAATATCGGCTTCTTTACCAATACCTGCTAATGCTTTTTCTACGGCTGCAGAAACTATCTTAAATTGTTCAGCATCAGCCTGTATCCTAATTTTAATTTGTTCTTCAGCCATTATCCTTTTGGTTTAGCGTTTTCGTATTTTTTCAATACTTCATTTAATTCTTCAGGTGTCATTACCTTTTGTTTCACAAAGTTACGATTATCTATGTCTAACGGAAGTATGTCTTGTGGCTTTACTTTTTTCCCTTTTGGAAGCTGCAAATTAATCAATAAAGTTGTTTGCCATCTCCATTTAACCCAATCTTGCTCCTCTTTATGCCTATGACCATACCATATAAAATCTAACTCAGCCATCGTCATATCCCAAAACAAATGGGGAAGCACTTGGCACTCCCCCATTGAAAATCTCTCTATATCAATCCACTCTAATTTTTTTTTACTCCATCTTTTTTAGACTTTGTAGGTTGCTCTAAACCGCTATTCATACTATCGGCTAAAGCAGTCATTACTTCTTGAAACTTTTTACCAGCTATACCACCCATATCATCTATCCAATCACAAACATCTATATCACTAAAATTAGGTGTTATACCTTCTTTATACAATGGATATTCAGCAGCAGCTTTTAATAAATTAGTAATTGCTCCTAATGAATCATTGCCTGATATTGCTTCTCCTATTTCAGAAGGTCCGATACCCTGTAACTGACAAAATCTTTTTAAAGACCATGTACAGAAACGCATTGGTATGCTTTTACCATCCGAAAGTTTTAATTCGTAATGTCCTCTCATATATGTTGTTGTTTTTGGTTATTAGTTAGTTGCTTGAGTCAAAGCACCTGTTCCAGTAAAAGATACTGAATAAGTTACTGGAGACTCCATGTCAGCAGTAATATCCATACTTTCAATGAAAGCAGAACCAGACCAAATCAAGTCACCTGTTACTGGAGTTGTTCCACTAACTGTAGTAAACTTAAGTGTTACAGCAGTTCTATTTGCGATTGCAGTCATTAACTCACCTGTAGTATAGTAAGATGCTGTTGCAGCAGGATCAACTGTAGCTAAACCATCAGTAGTCAAAGACCAAGACTTAGCTCCACCTAAATGCTCAACCCATCCACCACTTTGTTTATCTGTAGTTTCTGGTAAGTCTACTGAAAAGTTTAAAGAACAAGATGTAGCGTGTGCCACTACTTCTGATCCAATTAATACAACCAATGAGGTTCCGTTAAATACACCTGTTGTTGCCATTTTATTTTATTTTACTTTTTTTTATAATGTTTGAGTCACAAAATGTTCAAATACAATTACTCTTCTAAAAATATAAGCCTGGTCAGTATAATCAAACATAGCTTGATTTGAGCCTATCTTTCTAGTTACAATTCTAAAGTCAGGACCAGCATCAGGGTAATCTTCGGGATAAACTCCAATGATTTCTAATAACTCGTTTGCGTAATCGTCAACTGTTTTTTGACCTACCTCTCCTACCTTAGAACTTTTGAATACTATATCAAACTGAATAGTAACATCTTGATGGTAACTCATTTTGTCACTATTCTCTGCTGATGTCTGACTACTGATGATCAAGAAAGGAGGATTTACTGTGTCAGGAGCTATGGTATCATAAATCCCTAAAGAGTAAGACTCCTCAGTTAGCTTATCAAAATAAGCCTTTCTTATAGCTAATCCGCAGTCTTTCATTTACACAAATTTAGTCAAATTTATTTATATCTTGATATCCTTGATTCTCTTAATCATATTGCTATAAACCTCATAATATGCTAAGAACATATATGGTCTATGTGGCAAATTGACCTGTTTCTTTGGATTACTCTTTTTAAATGTAAAAGCATAAGCTTCTAATTCTGACATATTTATGTTTGGATATACAGGTATTTGAAACTTGCTACCTGTACCAAACTCAACATAACCAGCATATCTTACGCTAGTTTTATTACCAGCCATTAATAAGGCACCAGTCTTAAAATTAAATGCTCTATGAGTTATGCTTGATTGTAATTTTGATGTTTTTACAGGTACATGGCGTTTAGCCCTATTTTGCATCTCTATTACAGATTGATCTATAATCTTTTTTATTTGAGTTTCTACAACATTTGGAGCTTGTTTAAACCTATTTTTAAGTTCAGTTATACCTGTAGTAGTAAGCTTAAAATTAGCCATTATAACAATGTTGCACAACCAACTAAGAAATACTTGTTTTCGTCTCCTTCGTTGATTACTGAGTTAATCATATATCTTTTACTTTTAAAATCTATAACTAGATTATTATCAAATGTTTTTGATGTTGTATATCTGATTCTAAAAGTAATATTATCGTCTAGGTTGTCCTTTGAGGCTATATTGTCTTTGTTCTCATTTTCACGCACAATCTGAGCCCAACAAGTATAGTAGGTAGATTCTGTATTAACATAACCACCAGCTCCGTCAGAAGTCCCTGAAAGGCTTTTAAAAGTAATTCTATTATGTAGTTTACCTATCATTATAATATGTAATTAATACGCTTATAAGGCTTCATAAGCTCGTAAGCAGTAGTTATATTTTCACTTGGTTTAGATGCTTCAACACTTGATTCTCTGTACTCATAAAGGTCAGCAACGTACTTTAAAAGGGCTGTTTTCATGCCTTTAGGAGTTGTAGCATAACCACAAGTGTAAGTAAATCTATATTCCATAGCATTGTTAGCTACCATGTAAATCTTCTTAGTTGTATCACCCAAAACATTATAATCCCCAATAGGCATTACTACCCAATTTTCATTGTTCCAGTATTCTACAACACTTATTGTACCTGTAGGCACATAAGGAAGTTCTATAAACTCATCAACATAAGCTACAACCTTCAATGTTCTTGGAGTCATAGCAACACCTGCATATTGCTCAAGTCTTGTTTGTGCAGTATCTATTAAAGCATCGATTAAATCATCATCTTCAGGATAATCTACTCTTAGGTAGTTCTTGGCTTCAACTAAAGTAACAACATCTGCTGTAGGGGCTACTGTTGTTGTAATATCTCTTACAATTTGCATCCTATATGTTTTTTACAAAAATAGTCAAAATTTAACGCATTAAAAAAGGGGTAGTTTTTGGCTACCCCTTATATTTTAGATTAATCTAAGATTAAGCTACATTACCGAAATCTCCGTAGCAGAATGCACCTGCGTAGTAGATTGGGAATGCGATACGAGCTTCAACTCTTACAGTAATCATGTTCTCTACGAAGTTGTTACCATCGAACTCAGAGAAACGCACAGAGATACCATCTCTTTGCATGATTTGAGCACCCATAGACCAGTCACCAACTAAAAACTTGTCAGCAGCGATTGCTGTAGAAGTATAAACTGGGATACCAGCGATAGATAATTGACCGTTAGTAGTAACTACTGTAGAACCTGGTAAAGAGTAAGCAGCGTTAGTAGGCTTAGTATTTACGATGTTAGCCCAATCAGTTGGGTTAATCAAGATACCAGTAGCACTATAGTTAGAAGCTTCGATTTGTGCGATAGCTTGTACTAATTGCTCTACGTCTACAGTTGCAGCACCAGCGAATGCAGAAGCAACACCAGTAATACCTTGTAAGTTAGGAGCAGTACCGTTACCACTTAATAATTGAGCATCTTCAGCAACTAAATATTTTTCTAACAATCTTTGTTGTAAGAAAGAAGTCATTGCTGGGATATCGTCTAACATTTGACGAGAAATCTTAACATAACCAGCGATAACTTGTGCAGGAGCATTAGTCATAGTGATATCGAAATCAACTTGAGCTTTAGTGCTACCTTGAGTTTGAGCTGCTGGAGCACCTTCACCACCTGTTTCAAGAGGGAAAGTAAATAAACCTTGAGAAATTGAACCTACTGGTAACAAACTTCTAACGTGT